CACTTTAACCGATACCAGGCAAACGCTAACTTCGGTCAGTGTTAGCAACGCGCGCAAAGGCTATAACGAAGCCTTCATTGGCGGCCACCTGATTCGCTTTTTGACGGCGACTTATGTTTCACCGGGCGTTTATGACCTCAGCGGCATTCTCTTTGGCCTGCGCGGAACGGAAACGATTTCGATGCCGGGCGGTAGTAAGTTTGTGCTGCTACGCGATCATAACGGCGAACTCTCGCCCGGTGTAACCAAAGTGGTTTTGAGTGGCGCTGATTACACGCGGGCCTATGCCAATCCTGATGCCACTTTTCAACTGCACTACGCGCCGACTGAGTTAATACATGCTTTCAATCAAACCCTGAATTACAACAGCCGCAAGGCCATCAGCCCGGCTTATGAGACAGTGCGCAGCGATGGAGCAGGAGGCGCGATTCTTTCGTTCAGGGCGCGCACAAGGGGCGATGGCGCTGACCTGTTCTGGATGACCGGGCAAGTGGCGCCGCTTTCTGACCCCTTAACCTTTGATGTTGTGCTTTATGATGAAGGCACGACGAATGCGCTGGATACGCGGCGCGTGACTTCATCAGCGCTGGTTGGTGGCAGCGATACGCATCTGGACACCACTTACACAGCCGCGCAACTCAACACGATCTTTAGCGGCGTGCCTACCGCTCTGAAAGGCGCGATCTATCCCGTGAATAGTGCCGGGCGCGGCATCCCCAGAGCTTTTGAATTCGATATGCCGTAAGGAACTACTATGCTAATTACACCCTTAGAGCCTAACAGCGGCGATCCGCGCGAAGAATTAAATGAAGTTCAATTCCCTGAAATCGAAGAGTTTTTCAACGTCTTACCGATTCGTGTGGGCTTTACTGGAAAACCCTTAGCCAGTGCCGAAATCTTTCGCTGGAAAATCCCCGCCGGAATGAATTTCACCCTTCCGCAAAACTTACCCGGCTCAAAGGGCAGTTCAAGCGTAGCAGCAACGGGCACGCCAGCTTTCAGCATCAAAAAGAACGGTGTCGAAGTGGCAACTTACCAGTGGGCGGCAGCCGCCAGCGCGCCGACCTTTACCAACGCGGCTGACGATAACTTTGTGGAGGATGACATCATGACTGTTGTGGCCCCGGCCATACCGGATGCCACTTTAGCCAATGGCGAAGCGACACTCATGGCGAGGCTCACTTAATATGCTTTTGATTCAGCCCCCGGCTTACGTTCCGACTCTGGCCCCTAATGAGATTCAAGCCGCCAATCTCAAAGGCTGGTGGCGCGCCGAAGATGTGACCGTAGGAGCCGGTAACAGCGTCCCCAGTTGGGCCGACCAGAGCGGCAACGGCAACAATCTGATTCAGGGCACCGTGGGCGCGCAGCCGTATTTTCGTGCCAACATCTTTGGCAATCGCCCCGCCGTTGAATTTGCCAGCGATGATTTTCTCACCTGCGATGCTATCGGCACCCTGCTTTCTGGCAGCGATATGCCTTTCACGTTAGCGATGGTGATGAGAGCCACGACAGCCGGCTCCAATCAAATCCTCTGGTCACTGGGCAGTTCCAGTAGCGGCACGCCCTTTCATTACGGCAGCAACAATACAGCAACCAACCAATTCACCACCTCAAGGCGCGGCAACACTTCGGGGCAGATCACCGGAACCGGCACAGGCGCGGGAACCAGCCTGGGCAACCGCATTGTGATCTGGCGCTTCAACGGCACCACGATAGATTTGTTTTATGATGGCGTGCGCGGCCTCAATGCGCTCGCTATGGACACCGACAGCCTCACCATCAACCAGTTCACTATTGGCGCCTTTCGGCGCAATACAACGGGCAACTTTTCCAACTACTATTTAGGCGGCGCGGCTTTGTGGAATGCGGGTTTGACGATTGACGAAATTGGCGGACTGAGTAACGACCTGAATCAAAAATGGTTCGCCTAAAGCAGGAGCTAAAGCGTCCGTTAAAGCAGGTCAAATCACCGGGCAAAGCCATGAATAATAAAGACAATAAATATCGCTATCATCAAATTGTCGGGGCCGCTGATGTGGACAGGGCACGCCTCTTAGCGGTGCAGATCGCCGGCGGCAACGCGCAGGATACTTTCCTGGTGAAGCTCCAAGACCAGCAGGGCAACCTCTTCTATGCTGCCGACCTGGGCGCGTCCGAGCAATTGCGCAACATGATGGTGCAGGCGGCGGGCGCTTTGCCGTCACTGAGCTGGTTTCGTATGGACGTGCATACCAATGAGTTGCAGGCCAGCACCGAGGCGCTTCCCGATGGAGCTATCGGCCAAGTGTGGACATTTGGTGATTCGCTGGCTGTCTGCAACTTGCAGATTGTCGAAGTGGAAATTTAAGCCCTCTTAATAAATACCAATAACTATTTACTTCTCTACACACTCTCTTATCTCTTTAAAGAGAGTGTATATAAGAGTGGTAAATGAAATATGTATAAGAGACAGACCGGGCCAAACAAAAAGCACCGGTGAAGTTCACCGGTGCTTTTTGTTTCTACTACTGCTTCTTAAGCCGACACCTCCACTTTCGGCAATTCATCCCACGTTCGGCCATCGAGCAAACGGCCAGCGGCTTTTTTGCCTACTCTGTAAAAACTCTGGCACTGCCAATCCTTAGTGCCCATCACAAAATCCTTGTTTCTGATATGCGCCGACGGACACGTTTTTGTTGTGCCGCTTGGCAGTGCATCAGTTCATGGTCAACCAGAGCGCGACGCATGGCCGGTTTCTTTTTTAGCTTTGACCAGATCGGCTCGGCAATCGTAATCAGGAAAAACTCTTCATTGAGCTTTTCGCTGTCCAACACATTCATTCCATTCGGCGAAAGCTTGGCGCTCTTGAACTGGAACAAAAACGCTGTCTTGCCGCTGATCTTTTGCGCCGCGCCCCAGTTTTCCTTACCGTTCTTTTTAGGAATCTCAGAACAAAAGCAAAACTCTACACGCGCATTGTGTTCGAGCAGATGCACATGGTTCACACGAATCAGTTCGCGCCCAATCTCTTCGACTTCAGGCGCCGGGAAAAACTTGTTTGGCATGATAAATCCTTTAAAATCAGTTGCCTTTCTGCTTCTCGCTTTCCATCTGCTGAATCTGGCGGTCGAGATACCAGCGCGCTTTTTTCAGATCTTCGAGCCCTGCTTTTTGCTGGTGGCGCAAGATGTATTTGATGACATTGCCCAGGCAAAAACCAAGTTCAAAATCTTCAATGATGCGCATGACATAATCACCTTTGTAGTGCGCTGGATTGATTGGGTCTTTGGGCCCATCGTGCTTTTTCTCAGAAAGAAGTAAGGCTGCTTTCATTTCCGCTTTGCTCGGCAGCTTTATTTTGTCAGTCGCCATTGGTGCCTCCGGTGAAGTTCTCGTTTTGGAAGAGCTTGCGGTATTGTGTCCAGCCACAAAAGTTACCGGCCCATCGCGCCGTGTCCAGTGCTTGTGCAACGTGCTCAAAGGGCGACCAGTGGCCGGACTGAGCCAGGCGCTCACAAAGGTCTATGTCAGCCTGTAAATCGCGTTTGCCGTCGTGTGTTAAATAGCTGACACGCGCACAACGGCCAACTGAAACTTTCATCAGTTTTTCGGTGGCGGCATAAGCCGGCGTTGGAGTGCCTAAGCCTAATTCGGCGCGGTCATAATCATTGGTGAGGGGAAGATGCCATTGCCCGTGATGCAATTCGTTAGGCGTGTTGAAGCGGTAAAGCTCCTGCATCATTTCAGCGATATGGCGGATTTCAGGCTGTGCCGCTGGATGGCAGCGGAGATGAAAGAAGTTCTCATATTCAGTTGCGCTGACGATCACCGTTATCCACATCCACGGTTCGAGAAGGCGATTAACAATTTGCTTGTGAACATTCACTTTCATTAGCCAACGCACGCGACAAATAGCATCGTTGCGGGCGTTGAGCCATTCTTGAATAGCGACCTTCTTTTCTTCCTCGCTTAGTTCCTGTTCGGCCTGCATTCCCTTCTGGTTAGCGCCCCAGTAAACCGGCATGGCAGGGTCATCCACAACACGCTGAATCATCTTTTCGATAGGGATAGCACGGCTGCTGGCACTGTTGCGACTGAACATTCGATGCGTCATCAGTTCCGAATGCACAAAGCGCGGGTAAGTTACTTCAAACGTCGTGAGTCGCTTGCCACAAGGGGCAATGCTGTCAGCTAAAATCTTGGCCTGATACATAAGAATTCTCCAAAATTGGGAGTGCGGCGCAACCTACCCGTGAAACCAATCATTCACGGGTCAAAAACAAATCAACAAATCACTTCAAAACGTGGGGTGAACGTCGCGCAAAAAGGGATTAACGTCGCAGCTTATCCATCCAGGCGGGCCGGTTTTTCAATACGGTGGGGTAAGTCTGGGCAAAGAGCGCGAAATGCTCTTCAAATTCGTTCTGGCGCAAGAGCTTATCGTAGTTGGCATACCACCAGACCACGAAATTGCGCACCATATTGAGGGGATAACCGCGCACTTTGCTTAGATTCAGATTCAAGTCGTTGCGCAA